TAGTCCTTCAATACGAATGTATCTAGGCACAAGAAAGCGCATCTTATCTGTGATGTCTAGTCCTTGTTTACCATCGCCTCTAGTAAGTGCTTGATGTAACTCTCCGTCTATATAAGTTAAAGAAACTGCAGCACCATCTAATTTAGTTGTCATTATATGTGCGTGTTTAGTAGTCCACTCGGGCTCTTTGTCCTCGCCCACAAATACTTTCTGCAAAGAATACATTTGATACGGATGTTTGTATCTTTGCTCGCCAACTTCAATATGCCCAACTTCATTTTCCAACTCAGTATTTTCTACAAGTCGGTCATATACTTCGTCAGGGATTAATGGGTTGCCTTCGGCATATGCTTGATTGCATAGGCGAAGATATGCTTCTAGTTCTTTATTCATACATATATTATATACGATTTTAAACTTGTTGTCAAGAATTATTTTTGATAGATGTTGTCGAGGGTCTCTTTGAAATAAGTTGACAGAACATCTTTTACTTCTGATATAGACAAGATTTCTACTAAAGAATCGAATAGTGCACGAGTATTCTCAAAGTCCATGCGAATAGCTATACCATCTCTCGTTGGTTTCCATTCTTCGTCAAAGTCTTGATAATATTTTCTTATGTGTAGATACTCCTCTCCTCGAAAAGTATTTATCATAACAAATATTTTCTCGTGCTTGTCTTCGTTATAGTTTATTTCTTTTTCGTAAACTGGTGGTGCGCTATGTAATTCTATCATTCTTCAGTATCTTTGCTAAAGGCACGATAGAAGTTACATTGCTTGGTTGTAGTAATCTAAAAGAATCAGTATCCCAACAAAATAATAGTACTTGACTATTATTTGGTCTTGCTCTATTCTTTTTAGACTGTATATACTTATTATCAAAATCCATAGTGCAAACATTATATTTCAGTCTGCGACTATTTTGACTTCGATAGGTGATTATTGCATCACCTGCATCGTTTACTATTTTAGTAAAGTCGTCTTTCTTCATCCGTATCCTTGTGGGTGGTTAATATCTATTAGCGTCCCATCAATGGTTAGGTTGTTGAAAGCTCCTTTTTAAAGATGCAAAAATAGTGGAGAGCAGTTTCCCACTCCCCACACTCAGGGGTAGTTAATCGTTTAACTTATTTAATAATTCTGCGAAATACATGGCGGCTTTCCCTGTGAGCCTACCAATAATAGCGCTGTCTGGTTCTTGTCCCATATCGCTAATCGCATTAGTCAAGGTTTCTTGAGCTGCGGCAACATTAACTCTGCCACCACCTGTCGAACCTCCACTAGATTTAACAGCAGGTGTTTTTCTGACATATACACCAGCTTTTGTCAATATCATGCGAACTCCGTTTGGGCTCTCGCCTAACTCTTCTGCAATCTGTTTGACTATCTCCATACTATTTTCTGGAGTGGGTTCTTCTGCAGTATACATCTCTACTGCTTGAGCCTTTGCTTCATCAGTCCAAGGCATTTTTCTTCTCCTTTTATTTTGTTTGTAAGACTCAGGTAGACCTGGTGCCCAACCTGTAGCCTCACGCATTTGCATATAAAATCTGTCACTCATAGACTTCTTTCCATTAATATAAATATATTATACAAGATGTTTAAGCATGAGTCAAGAACTATTTTTTAGAAGCTATAACCATAGGTCATTATATCATCTTTAAATAGTACGGCAACATAAGTTTTACTCTTAATAGTATACCACCTTCTCCAATCTTCTATTATCTTAACATCATCTAAAATTGATGTATCTTTTGGATGTAGTTTAAACTCTTTTAGTTCTTGTTGCCAATCATTAAAATTTACAATGTAGTCGCAATCTTTATAAAGCTCTACTTGTGATTTAGGAGCATGGTCTGTTAGCCACTTATCGAAACCTATATAATTAAAAGAGTAGAAGTATTCTGTCACTACTCTTTCGTATGGATTTCTTATCACTCCTATACTTTTATTATCGCAGGTTAGTAATAAAGCGTGATTCACTTTTTAACTCCCTTGCCAATTCTTTTGCATTGTCTACACGATATGGCAATGTATTTGAGTTGAATCTGTCTATTCTTTCAACAGCGTCTATTAACGCTATAAGTTTTTTAGTACACTCCTGTATTTGATGCTCACTCATATTAATTCCTCTAGTGCTTCTAGTTTATCTTTAGCCTCAGCTAGTACAGCTACCCATTTATCAAACTCTGGTAGTAATTCTGAATGTTCTCCAATACCAACAGAGTTCTTGAAGTATGTGCCTAGCACTGCTTCTGCTTCTGCAATTTCAGCTAGGTATTTAAGTTTTAGTGCTTCAAAATAAGCATTTCCTCTATACATCTTTTTCTCCCATTAGTGAGGGTATAAACCCACTCATAAATCTTTCCTTCCTCTTGTCATCAAGAAGAACTGTTATTAAAAATGGTAATAAAAATAAAGTAAAGAACACCCAAATTACTGAGCATAACCAACTCCATTTTACTACTATATTTTCAGGTTGTAGTTTTTTCACTATTTGTATTGAAGGTATATAGACTTGAAAAAATAACAAGACTACACCTGCTAACCAAAAAGCAAAAATAACATTATATATTGAATACGTCCACTCCATATTTTTCTAAGTGTCTTAAGCTTCCTAAGTCATAAGCTAGTGCTGTGCTGTACTTCCCTGCAAATCGTAAGTTTGGAAAAAAGGTATTACTTAAGTCTGTGCTCTCGATTGTATATATTAGATACATCTTTGCTCCATACTTTTCTTCATAGTTAACTGCCTTTTTAGGGTCGCCTTGACAAGCATACCCTGCATTTTCAACTTGATGTTGAACAGTTATCTCTCTTTTTATTATTGCTGGGTAATTCTGTCGTATCGCCCAAACTATTTCGCCTTCTTCAAAACTATCAGATACGCACTGCTCTGGAAGCATTGCATTTCTTATTCCTTCATAGTCGCTTTCTGGGAGTTTCATTGGAACTCCGATTCTTTCGATAATTGACTTAACAAAAGCAGGAGAACGATATATTCTCTGTGCTATGTTAGACACATTATCCCCTTGTAAATATCCCTGCACTACAAACTTTATGTCTGATTCTGATGCAGGAGTACCTCTGAGTTTGGCTTTCATCCTAGCAGTTCTTTCTATATCTTGTTTATGTTCTGCTATAATATTTCCAAGTCTTGTAGTATTATAAGTTATATTTAATATACCACAAGCCTCTTTCTTTGTTATCGGCTTATCTGCCTCTAGCAACTCAATAACTTTTGTTATGTTTTGCTTAGTCAGATTTTCATGTTTTTTGATTCTCATTTTCTACCCCTAGTAAAATAATTGCGTAATGTATTATCTTTAACAAATCGTCTTGGCTCTTTCCATTCTTCTTGCCATATCTTTGGGCATACTTTATGATATTTCCTAAGCAAAACCCTTCTCCATGACCTGCATCAAATATGAACTCAGTCGATTGTATTTTATTCATGCTGTAATGAGCATGATATGTTTGTATTATATGATTTTGTACTTGTTGTAATGTTTCAAGTTCATTAAATTTATATTTATTATCACTCATTAACTTTTCTCAGTCGTAAAAAAGCAGACTTGCACTAGTCTGCCTGATTTCTTATCATGCCCCCAACCTGCATTGAAAGGTGCATGCCAATATTTTGCTGGATACATAACCAATCGGTTATACACATTACCAACATAAGTGTGTAATTCAAACTCCTTTGAATTATCAGACTCCCAGAATCCTCTGAAAGATTCCATACTTATTTTTAAATCTTCTGTTTTTTCAACACTTTGTGTTTTAGTATCTCTAAACAACCCTGTTCCATGAGTTACAGGGGCATTAGGAGTAAGATATATTACACTAGCCCATGCTTCTCCATCAATTTCATCAGTTACTTTTTCGATGTAATTAGAGAAGTCATGATGTACCCAATTAGTATAGTTTTTTGTCTCCAAACCAAGCGTGAACGCAGTATTGCTATTCTTCTTGGGAAACCAAACAGCTTGTCTGTTTAGTATGTGTTGTAATCTATTCTTTAAATAAACGAAGTTCTCATTAGAAAAAGAACTTATAGTTCTTTGACCTGGGAACATAATCTTTTTACCTTTCCGTCCTGGATAGAAAAACTCTTCAAGAGCTTTCTCCCTTATCTCCTCGGGATTAGGATAAAAGTCGTCCTGAATTACAATCATTTCTGTAATTCATCAAGTACATCTAATCCGCCCTCAATCTTTGCGAGGTATTCTCTTTTGTCTGCTAGTTGTTTCTCTAGCAATCCCACTTCAGCACTTGTTTTCTCGTGCTGAATTTTTAAATTATTACGAAGCATATCACTGTGAGACATAGTCTCAACTGGTTCTTTTGTTATTCCTAATAATTTATCAAGAGGTATGTCGTTTGCCATGTTTTCTTACTCCTGTGCCTAAATGTGTTTCTGTTCCATTAGACTTTCTTAATATTAATTGTCTACGATGGTTTAGAAATTCCATTCTTGATTTTAAATAATTTTCTAGTTCTGTGCTTTGTAAATTACTTGGCACAAAAAATGTATACTTCCCTGATTCTACTTTTTTCATTTTGCTGTTATTCTTTTGTCATACCATGCGAGACCTTCATCCCACCAATCGGGAGTGTCTCGGTGTG